TTTTTCGAGAAGGCGGTCAGGGCAGCAACCAATCTGGGCTTGGAAACCGAAGCGCTTAACACCGCGACGGCAGCCGAGTGGCAGAAGCTGCGCCAGATTGATGACTGGAAGGACAAGGCGGACAAGTACGATGCCGCGATGGCTCGCAAGATGCAGCGTGTCAGACAGGGCAAAGGAAGGGCGAACCGTCCAGGCGCAGCCCAGCCCAGCAGCGCGCCAGCATCGACCCTTCAGAAGCAATTCGAGGCACGCCCCAGCCGCGACACAGCGGCGGCAATGCTTGAGGCGTATCTCGGCTAACCAACCACGGAATCAGCGTCGTGAGACGCCGACCCTCCCTTAGATGGATTTTTCACCATGGCAGTACCTACGAATACGGTGCAGCGCACCGCGCTCGTTGGCGTTCGCGAGGACCTGATCGACAAGATCAGCAACGTCGATCCGACCGAAACGCCATTCATGAACAACATCGGCACCGGCACGGCCAAGCAGACCCTGCACGAGTGGCAGACTGATAGCCTTGCGGCGGCCAACGGCAGCAACGCTGCGGTCGAAGGCGACGACGCCGCGAACGAGGCTCGCAACCCGACCAAGCGCATGGGCAATTACACCCAGCTTTCGCGCAAGGCCGTGCAGGTTTCGGACACGGCGGATGCGGTCAACAAGGCTGGCCGCAACAAGCAGATGGCCTATGAAATGGCCAAGGTCGCGCCCGAACTTCGCCGTGATATCGAAACGCGCCTGTGCGGCAACTTCGCGGCTGTGCCATCGACCTCGTCGGTTGCTGGCCAGGCGTCTGGTGCTGTGGCGATGGTCCGCACCAACGCTTCGCGCGGTGCGACTGGCGCGGCATCGACGCTGTCGGGTACCACGTCGGGTTACGTCAACGCGGCGGCCACCAACGGCACGTTGCGCAGCGTGACTGAGGCGATGCTGAAGACCGCCATGCAGCTTGCGTGGTCGGCCGGCGGTAAGCCCAAGCTGGTGCTGATGTCGGGTTTGATCAAACAGACCTTCAGTACCTTCACCGGCATCGCACAGCAGCGGCGTGACACGGGCAACAAGGCGGCGACGATCGTTGGAGCCGCTGATGTGTACGTGTCCGACTTCGGCGATCTGGCGTTCGTTCCGTCCCGTTTCACCACGGGCCGCGATGCGTTGATCCTCGACCCGTCGCTGTGGTCAACCTGCTGGCTCCAGCCGATGCAGGACAAGCCGCTTGCCGAGAACGGCAACAGCACGCGGCGTCTGATGTGGGGTGAGTACACCCTGCGTTGTGACAACGAGCTCGGCAACGCGGTCATCGCGGATATTCAGCCGTAACTTTGAGTGCGGGGCCTTAGCGCCCCGCCTCATTCCAGCAGGAGAATGACGATGGCTGATGCCACCAAGGAATACGTCGTGACGGAAGGCAATTTCGTCGTGGATGATGACAGCGGCGTACAAAAGGGAGGCGGCGAAATCGTGAAGCTCACGCCTGAGCAGTACAAAGAGCTCAAGGCCGTCAAGGTTGTCGAGCCCAAGGACTCCTGATCGATGCGGCTGCTGTCCGAAAACCCGTTGAGTGGGGTTAAAACCTACCACGATTGGGACGAGGAAGGGCAGCAGCACGTCATCACGACGCATATCGACCGGCGCCTGACAAACGCAGTCATCGAACGCAACAAGGCGATTGAGGGCCAGAACATGGGCTCGGAGATGCGCCTTGCCGCGTCGATCCCGCCGGAGGTCCAGTTTGAATGGCTCGACAAGTTCGGCGTCGAGTTCTGGAACCCTGACCATTCCGAAGGCGTGCGGCGACTGCTGAACAGCAGTGAGTATCGCTATCTTCGCGTCAACCACTTCATGATGTGAGGGCTCGATGTCGATAGCACTTGACCTCACCGCAGCGTCGGCAATCGCCAATTATGCCGACCTGATCACGGCTATCCGCGACATGGCGGATGATACAGCCTATCCTCAAGCATCGATCGACGCCGCGATCCGCAAGTCGGAATCATATTTCAACCGCAAGCTGCGCGTCCCCGACATGGAGACAATAGTCCCGCTGGTGGTGACGGGCGAATATGTGGTGCTGCCTAGCGACTTTCGCGAGATGCGCGCGATCCGTCCGGTAAATGCGCCTTGCTACGACCTGGCCAGCATGTCGCCGGCCGCGCTGTACATGACCTATCGTGGGCAAAGCGGAACGCCTGTCGCTTATTCCGTGGAGGGCTTGCAGCTTCGCTTCGGGCCAGTCGGTCCCGCGACTTTCGACATGCTTTATTATGCCGCGATCCCGGCATTGACGAACGAAATTCCCAATAACTGGCTGCTCGACAAGCATCCCGACGCCTACGCCGCAGCGGTCATGTTCTACCTGGCGCTTCGCGAGCGCGATGGCGAGATGCAGACGACAGCGAGCGGTATGCTCGATCAGATCGTCGCCGATATTCAGGGCGAGGGAAACGCGGCGCGATGGGGTGCCGGGCCGTTGGTTCCGCAAGGCATTCAGCAGGTACGTGGCGGACGTGCGTAAGTCTCTCCCGCTTCCCGCATATCTGCCGGACCAATTGCCGGGAAATGCCCTTACGATCGCCCAGAACGTGCTTCCTGCGGCGGATGGGTATCGCGCGGTAAAATCCTATGCCGCGATCACAGCGGCGCTTCCTGCGGCGTTTATGGGTGGCGCCAGCTTTATCGCCAGCGATGGGTCAGCCTATATGCTGGTGGGCACGGCAAGCAGCCTGGAGAAACTGGCGGCAGGCGCGTGGACTGATCTGCTCACCGGATTGACGGTACCTCACCGTTGGCAGTTCGCGCAGTTCGGCGACAATGTGGTGACGGTCAACGGTGGCGTAACCGAAGTCGTGGACCTGATCGCAGGGACGGCGGCGGCATTGGCTGGAGCCCCCAGCGGACTCGACGTGATGGTTGTCGGCGATCACGTCATCATTCTTGGCGCGGCCGGAAACAACGCCCTGGTGAAGTGGTCGGCGTTCAACGACCACACAGGATGGACGCCGGGTATCAATCAGTCCGGTTTTCAGCCGATGTTGACCGGCGGCGAGATCAAGGGCGGAGCAGGGGGCGAATACGGGATTATCCTGCAACGCTTCCGGCTAGTCCGCATGGAAAGCACCGGAGACGCAACGGCTCCGTTTCAGTTTACCGAGATCACCAACAATTACGGATGCGCGTCGTCGGGGAGTATCGCGCAGGCCGGTCGGTCGGTGTTCTTCTATTCCGATCGCGGGTTTCTCTCGCTTGAAGATGGAGCGAGCATCACGCCGATTGGAAACGAGAAGTTCGACCAATCGTTCCGTGACGCTGTATCGCCTGACACGCTGGATCAAGTGTGGAGCGCCGTCGATCCGAAGCGCTCTCTGGTGTTCTGGGGCATCGCCGGCACGCCTGGCACGATTTGGGCTTATAATTGGGTACTAGGCAAGGCGACGACGTTGTCGTTTCCGTTCCACGGCTTCTTTCCGGGATTTACGACCAGCCTGTCGCTGGAAGAGGTTTCGGCGCTTTACCCCAATATCGATACGATGCCGTACAGTCTGGATGATCCGCGCTTTCAGGGCGGTGACCCAAGGCTGTATTTCGTCGGTCCTGACGACACTGTGGGCGCATTGTCGGGGGTCAATCTTGCGGCGGCGTTCAAGTTCGGGTTCGTCAGTCTCTGGAGTACGCAGGTCGCACGGATCAACTCGGCATGGCCCGAAACCGACGCAACCACGGATGTGACGGTGACGGTCGATGCAAAAAACCGGCTTGGCGATGCCGAGCATATCACGTCGTCGGGCATGATGCAGGCGTCGGGTCGTGTTCCGCTCCGTTGTCGTGGCCGGTATCAGTCGCCCGGCATGGCGATCGGCGCCGGGGTCGATTGGTCTTACGCCAAGGCAATCGGCTTCGATGGTGAAGGGGCGGGGGTCCGATGACCAACCCGCTTATTGTCCCTGTTGATGGGAGAACGCTCGATTGGCCGCGCCGAGTAGCCAATGCGTTCAGGTCGGCGTCGGGGATGATGAACGGACAGGCCGCCTCGATAACCGCATTGCAATCCGCATCCACGTCGCATGGCACGGCCATAACGGCGCTGCAAACCGACGCGGCGACGCGGTTGCATTACCCATTCGAGTCACTGGCGTCCGCTCCATCCACACCGGCAGAGGGCCGGACCTATTACGACACGACAACGCACAAGGCGATGACCTGGGACGGCACGACGTGGCAGCCGCATTGGTGAGCTACGGCTTGTTTCGGCAAGCCTTCGCGGAATTACTGGACCCACGTTTCTACAGCATTGGATGGATCGACCAAGGCATCGCGGGTGGCAAGATCACCGTATTCGGCAATGAACACGCCTGCATTCTGGTCGAGATCAAAACGTACCCTGCGGGCGCGAAGGAAGTGCATGGCCTTTGTGCCGCTGGCGACCTCGCGATGATCTTGAAGTTGATCGGCGACGCGGAGGAATGGGGCCGAGCGCAAGAGTGCATCGTCGCCAGCGTGGCAAGTCGTGAAGCATGGGTAAGGATTTTGGCCGAGTATGGATACGCGCCTTATCAAATTTTAGTCAGGAAGGAGCTAGTCGATGGGGCTTAGCGGCAGCAAGACCACGACCACGGTAAAGCCGGTCTATTCTCCGCAGGTTGAGGGCGCG